TGGTAAAGGCTTTGCGCGATTTGAATCGTTCAAACAATCTGATGGCAAGGGAATCATAAACGATGATGCAAAGACGAACTTGCAGGAAGCCAATGCCCAGTTGGACATCTTTATGCAGAAGGTGCGTGGCTTTGCCGACGAGAAACTAAAGAGCCCGCTGGAGTACTTCAAGGCAGACATGACGTTCATCAATGAGCACGCCGAAGGCACAAAGCGGGCGTTCGAGGTTATAGGCATTGGCGTCGGGGCTTTGGCATTGCAAGTCGGAGCCCTCAAGATTAAAGAGTTTAACAATTGGATGAAAGAGGCCATGTCTGCGGGCAAGAATACGACAACAGGTGCCGATGGGAAACAGAAATCGTTTGCGCTAGGCGGGGTGCAACAGGTGTTCATCACGAACTGGCCAGCCGGTGGTGCTGGTGGTGGACCGTCATACTATGACGACACTCCTTCAGCAAAGCCAAAACCCGCAGGCGGTTCAGAGCCTTCCGTAAAGCCAAGGGGACGTATTGGTCGAGTGCTCGATGGAATCAAAAGTAGGATTGGAACGACACGAATGGGACGCGCCTTTTCATCTGTTGCAAAAGTTGGTTCCAAAGGACTTCCAGCGATCAAGAGTCTTGCAAAGAGTGGTCTCGGTACCGGGCTTATTCTCGGCGCAGGAGATATGGCCTTGAATGGTGGATTTACTGGTGAAAATGTAGCAGGAATGCTTGGGGGAACTATTGGTGGGCTTGCTGGTATTGCTGGTGGTGGCGGCCTTGCCTCCCTTCCGTTTGGTATTGCAGGAGGCATTGCGGGAGATAAGGCTGGCCGTTGGATCTACAACGATTTCTTTGCGAACAATTCCGCAGGATCAAACAAGTTCCGGCCAGAGGTATGGAACCCTGATTATGCCTCAGCGAAGGAGACTCCTACTCCCACGCCCATGATGAACATGGAATTGAATGTCAGCTTTGACAAGGATGGGCGTGCCACCACAACAGTGACTGGAAAGGATGCGGGCAACGTGAACCTGCGTCCCTCGCTCACGCCGGCATGGGGGGCTCGATGAGCGATGGCAGATTGCAATGCAAGGTTGACCACATGGTGGTTGACCTGCTCGATGTCTCCGACCAGTTCAAGGCCGCCATTGCCAAGCATTCATACGTGGGCAAGAATGGTGCCGAGCTTGAATGGCTTGGCATGGAAGCCAACGAATATCGTTACCGAGCAAGCTTCGCTGGCGACCAGTTTGAATTGTATCCACGCTTTTTGCAAAAGTGCTCAACAGGCAAGCTGCTACAAGTAATCCACCCTATCTACGGTGCCTTAGATGGCCTTGTCGAAGACGTATCCGTCAAGCACGACGACTGCACCGACAAGGTCGATGTCGACTTTACGTTCATTCAAGACGGCCTTGACAAGACGTTGCGCTTCCGAGCAGATGCCAAGGATGTGATCATTGCGCAGGCTCAGGCGTTAGTGAATTCTCAGTATAAGCAGCTGGCAGAAGTGTTCTACCCAAATAATCCTCCATCTCCCAACCTGACTGATCCAGACTGGTTCGACAAGCTGTCTGGCTTGAGCAATAAGGTACTCAGTGTCGTGAGCGACATCAAGTCAGCGCTTGGCCGCATTGATGCCGCTATCGCTGCCGTAGGGGCTCCCATCAGTGCCCTTGCAGGCGCGATCACTTTTGTGGAAGACTTGCCCGGAGCACTGATCGACAAGGTGACCCAGCTCGTCGATGTAGCGACTCTGATCCCTACTGCGCTTGACCGCGACCCTACGATTGACGTAAGTGCAGCACTCGACACCCTGCGCAACCATATCGATACATTCACTGGCACCTCTGCAGATGTCCCTGTGAAGTCCATGGCTGCTTTGCAATCGTTGCGCCTTGTCAGCACCATGATGGACACGGACTTGGACACGTTGCGTACCATGCAGGCCTACGAAGCCGCTGACTCATTCGACGGCGAAGGCAACTGGGTTGGCCAGTCATCGTCAGCACCGCGCCTGCCTGCCACAGCAGACCAGGTCGGGCGTCTGGTTGTTGCTGCCCGAACCTTGACCCAAGAGGCTATCGCAGTCGTTGACGATCCAAGCCCACTGCTCATCGCATCGCTTGCGTTGCAACGCCAATACCGTGACCGCCTTGTCGAATTCGAGAACATCAAGGAGATCGAGGTCGCTGACCCGATTCCTCTGCATCTTCTTTGCCTACAGCTTGGACTTCCGTACAACACCGCAGAACGCCTTATGCTGATCAACGACATCCGTAATCCGTCCTTTGTGCAGGGCAAGGTAAGGGTCTATGCTTGACCAGGACACGATCATGCTCAAGGTCAATGGGTTCGAGATGACGAACTTTGTCAAGGCAACAACCACATCGGATCTATACGATCCTGTGGGCTCATTTCAGTTCACGCTTGGCTACAGGCCAAAAGCAAAGGAAGGCGACCGTTGCGAAATCTATGTCAACGGCCAGCTCGAACTCACGGGCATCGTCGACCTGGTCGATGACTCGTGGGACAAGAAGAACCATGGCTACGTCGTTTCTGGTCGCACGCTTGTGGGCATCCTTGCCGACAGCTTCCTGACTTCGTTTTCCGCACCTCCCAATTCTCTCAAGGCCATGGTGCAGAAGTTCCTCGCCGATGTCCCCTACCTGAAGACGTGCGCGGTTGAATACCACAAGGACTGCTCGATATCTGTGCCATACCATGGCCTTGAAATTGGAGCAACGTACTTCAGCGTGTTTAACGAGTATGCGCTTTCTAGAGGGCTCATATTTTGGGCAAAACCTGATGGCACCCTTGTGTTCGGAAAGGCCAAGGATGCAGGCGTGCCGATGTTTGTGGTTGATACCTCTACCGCAGAGAAAGGGCGCTTGACTAAGGATATCTCCAAGCTTTTTTCCGAAGTCATTGTCATCAGCGACAGCGGATACGAAACGAAGAAGGTTGTGCTCAAGAACCCGAACGTGCCGTTCCGCAAGCCGTTTGTGGCATCCTACAACGCCGAAGGCGGGTCAATCACCAAGCAGGCGAACATGCTCATGCACCAGCAGAAGCTTGCCGCCTACCAGATTGAATATACGGTGCCAGGATTTTCGCAGTCTGGCAAGAACTGGCGTGTGAATGAATTGGCAAAGGTCGATGATGAGGAAACGGGTGCGACAGGGAGCTTCCTGATTCATCGTCGTGTCTTTGACAAGGATCGCACAACGGGATCCACCACGAAAATTTCTCTGGGTCTCAAGGTAATTGAAGAGCCGTTCAAAGCCGTTTCAAGGAAGGGTAAATGAACTTTTTCCGTGCAGTAGTGGAGACGGTGAAGGATGCCAGTACTGGACTTCGGACTGTCGTTGCGATTGGAAGCGGAGTCCGTGAGATCACGGATCGCCCCATGATGCAGCAACGTGGTTTTATTTCCATACCCAAGAAAGGCGACCAGGTTCTATTCCTCAAGGACTCAGGCTTGGTCATCGCGATTGCATCGGACAGCGAAGATCGTCCAACGGGTAAAGAGGCTGAGTCTATCGTCTACTCCACGAAAGACTGCTTCATTCGCGTAATGCCTGACGGCTCAGTGCACGTGAAGGCGAACAAGATTGTTTTTGGTGATGATGATTCGATGTTACCGACTTCGGGTGTCGTTACAGGAGAATGCCTTGATCCTGTAACGGGATTGCCTTTCCCTGACATAAGTTCAATCGTGTTTGCGAAGAAGGTATCCACATGAGCCTCAGTGACGACCGCATAACGCAGGCAGCCTTGCAAAACTTGAGGGATATAGGCTTAAGACCTGAAGCCGTACCGCTTGGGAAAACAGGTAAGTCGGTTCTTGAACATATCGTATCTGCAATCTCCAAGGCTATAGTGCAGGAGATCATTTCCCATGCAGAGGTCTCGACAGGCCTGACCAAAGGCCTTGCAGCGTGGATTGGAGATGCATCGGTAGTGCCGGTTCCAATGGACGGAGGTGCAGCTATTAAAGGGCTTCTTGCCACCCTTGCAGCGGACAAGTCTTTTGACAAGGCCACAGGGGGCATCGCATGATCTACACGGGCACCTTTGACCTTGCAGGATCCACAGTTTCTATCCAAGACAAGATCTGGAATTCTTTGCATATCCGTAAAGGCTCGTGGTTCCAACGGCCAGATTTCGGTAGCGAACTACACCTCCTGTCGCGAGAAAAACAGTCACCCGACGTCCTGAAAACAGCCGAAGGCATGGTTCGCGCTGCGCTCAAGTGGCTCACTGATTCTGACAAGCTTACCGACCTCACCATATCGACCAGCTTCCCATCCAATGGCAAGTTGCTTATCCAGATCCAGGGCACTTCAAGTGGCGAGTCCGTTTCGATGAACTACTTCGTCCCTGTCAAAGGAGCTTAACACAATGGCCACTTACCGCAGCTACGACGAACTGTTCAATGGCATCTTGACCAGCTACAGCAACGCCGCAAAAGTTGAAACAATTAACGTTGGCGATGATCTGTATATCCGTGCGACAGGGCTTGCTGTTGCGATCTGGGGGCTTTACAAGGAAGCCCTATGGGTAGAGAACCAGATATTCGAGGATTCCGCAAGCAAAGCAAACATCGCAAGGCATGCCGCGTCATACAGCCTATTTCTGCGGGACGCAGAATCATACGATTCCCTGCTCACCCGCCTGCAAGCTCGCAAGCGCCGACCTCCAGCTGGAGGAAACAAGTACGACTTTCAGACCTGGGCGCTCGCAGTCTCATTGAACGGAGAACGAGTGGATCGTGCAGTTTGTGTTCCAAATGGGAAAGGCATTGGGACTATCCTGGTGCTTGTCTATAATTCTGATTCCTCGCAGCCTTCTGACGCGTTGATCGTAGCAATACGGACTGCGTTGATGGATCAGGCTCCTGTGTCTCCTCGTGAATTTTATGTGGAGCGTCCCACGGAATTACTGGTCGACGTGTCGATCAAAATGACCAATGGAGATGTATCCACAGCACGCACCAATATCATTTCGTATGGCGAGAGTTTTTCCCCTGGCCAGACGCTGAAGACGTCGTTCCTTTCCGTCTTCTGCATCCAAGCGGGAGCGGATGATGTTGAAATTTTGTCTCCCTCAGCTAATGTTGTTCCTGGTGCCTATGACAAGATCACCATTAACTCGGTGGTGTTTTCATGAGTGTCGGCCATCTTAATGTTTTGCGCTCAGTATGCCCCATTGATGCAAATGCTCTGGAGTCTGTTGACGCACAATATCTTGATGAAGTCCGCGTTGTTTTAGACAAAACCTTTGCAGATATTTTTCCCGACAGCACAACCAAGCTTGATCGCTTCGAGAGTCTTCTTGGATTAAGCAGTACTGGATCGATCTCTGATCGTATTACACGAGTAACGGTACGTCTTGCGGCCACAGGAGGCCTCAGTGCTCCGTATTTCATCTCGTTGGCCAAGCAGCTTGGATATGCCGTTGAAATTCCCTTGCAGCCAAAGCCATTCCGTATGGGCATGTCTAAAGTCGGGGAATGTGTTTATGACCCGCTCGGAATCAATGGTCCATGGTATTGGACTGTGCTAGTACCATCTACTGGAACTGATTCATCAATAGAAATTTTGAAAAACCTATTTGAGGAACTTGCTCCTCCTTTCACAAAAATTAACTGGAGATCGGCAGACTCGTCTACACTACTTCGCTTAGATGAGGCAGAAGTCTCGATGCTTTGCATTGATGGTAGTGATGGTAAAAGTAACGCATTCCAACTTCATCCAATTTTTGATGATGCCAAAACACATCCATGCCAATGGTCAAGCTCTGATGCTACGAAGGCAACAGTGTCGAGCACTGGCGTAGTTACTGGCGTGGCCGCAGGAAGTGTGACGATCACTTGTACTCATCTAGGAATTAGCAAGTCGTGTGACTTCACAGTATATACGACGTTACCTAGTGAAGTCGAATTGGCTAATCTTCCCGGCTGCGGCACGTACTATCCCTTTATGACTGCCGCATCGTTTGGCGCTAGACCAAACACTAGGATCACCTATAAATTGAAGAGCGTTGCTCCATTCGCATACGGATTTTGGAATAATACAGCAGGAGCGTGGGATCTATACTCAATGGGAGATGGAACCATGCGGTATCGTTATGCAAATCTCTCTAATTATTACGATTTTTACAGCTTAAAATCTATCCCTATCAACAGTGTCGTATCTTATGCAATGGCTCACTCGTCCGTTGCTAACAACGATCTGTGGCCATCGCTAAAGATGTGGGTGAATGGTGTTTTCACTGATGATAAACATGGTCAGTTAAACTCTGCCAGTCAATCGAACAAGCCCACATCTCAAATTGGCTACTATAACGATTTGGATCCGGCAAACTTTAAACTTGTGTCGCTGGTGACGGACAGTCGATTGACTGGCAATCCTGATTTGTTGCTGGACAAAACCTACGCAGAACAGTACAACGTGTATCAGAATTGGATTCGTTACACCGATCATGATTCAATCGTCAATCATGCCGTCATTCCAAACATTGGTACAGGTGGTTCTCAGTATGATTTAGATGCAGTCAAAGTTCCTGACGACTGGTTTTCAAATCAATTACTCCGCCTTGATGAGGCCGAAGTGTCCATGCTCTGTATTGACGGCAGCGATGGCAAGAACAACGCCTTCCAACTTCATCCAAATTTTGATGATGCCAAAACACATCCATGCCAATGGTCAAGCTCTGATGCTACGAAGGCAACAGTGTCGAGCACTGGCGTAGTTACTGGCGTGGCCGCAGGAAGTGTGACGATCACCTGTACTCATCTGAAGGTGACTAAGACTTGTACGTTCACAATATATACGACTCTTCCCGATTTAAATTCTTTGTACACCCTTAAGGGTGGTTGTGGTGGCAATAGCCAAGGATCGTGGACGCTCATTAACGCGTTTACATCGACGTTGGATAAATCAGTTAGCTGGAATATGGTGAGCTGTCGTCTGCACGCAAAAATTTTTGCAGGAGCAGACCATTCATCGGTTGGGTACATATCAGTATTTGATGGGAAAGGCATAGCCCTAAATGCCTACGAGTCTGGTAATGGAGGCTACTCGTGCATAAAGTTTTATCCATATACACGCGGTGCGTCTGGGACTTATATGCATTATCGTATCGGCAATTTTGCAACCGTTGGTACAAAGCTCACACTGGACTTTTCATCTGGATCAGATGGCTTGACCTATAGCGGACTCCCTGCTATTACACGCTCCGTAGCATCTTCAGTCTCGGACAACCGTGACTCTAATTTTGTTCCCGAAATAGGTATTCAGTTCTCGAATTTGCTGGAAAAGATTACGCTAATGTCTTTTTCCTCGCAGTTAATTACACACGATCAATTGGGTTCTCCATCTCATTGTGATTTTTTCTATGTCCCCCAGAACTACGTCCGCTACACGGATGATCAAACGATGATTCCGAACATAGGCAACGTCGGATCGCTCGGCGACTTAAAATCGCAAGGTGCCGTTCCTAACAAGTGGTTCACTGGTATTTGAAAACAACTTTAAGTGAGGTTTAATATGGCTAAAACACTATTCAAAGACGGAATGATTGCTACCCCCGAACTCTTCACCAGACTAAATAACCAAACGTTGTCTCGTGATCCTCAAAATGACGGCGATATTGCTCTTTTCCAAGGAGATGCATACCCGGAAACGCCTCTCCTTGATGACGTTGATCCTGATTTGACTCTTGTCGGCTTTTCCGGCGGGAAGACTGTTCCTGTTTCTATGAAAGCTGTTTTACGATCTGCCCCAAGCATTACCCATAAAACTCACACTGACACCTCTGGAATCGCACCGGTCGAAATAAATAATCCCGTAGCACAAATGACTGTTTGTTCCGTAAAGAAGCGCGGAGTTATAGGTACCGGAGAAGCTTTTGATATTGAATGCACGTCTCGCGGAGGCGCGATCAACACTAAATACCCAGTCCTAATACTGTCCATGCCAGGCAATGGTCGGATCGTTGTTTCTGGTTGTGGCCTGGTCGATTACCCTGTCTATGACAATGGGTTTCTTCTGATCATTCCAACGGCAGATTCTTTAGTTTCTGTTTTGGCGTATTGTCCTGGGTATACAGATGGCTCGTTCGTGCGTTCTCTTATGGCCCCTGGCTTTGATGCTACGACCGTGCTCGATTGGGATGTTGGTTCTGTCAATGGGGTTCACGACTATCCTTTTGCTCTGACAAGAGCCTCACAGATAGACGTTTCTATTCAAGCGTCAATTCCGAACGGGAAAACTGGCTTTTTCTTGGTTGAACTCCAACAACTTGGAACCGATTCTGAGTGGCATAGCATAGCTGGCTCAGCTAGTTCTCCTGCATATTTCGTCTTCGTAAATCCTGATTCGACATCTCCATCAATCATGGACAATAGGCATTTGATGCTAGGCGTCTTTGCTCAGGGCTCTTATCGCTTGCATTGTAATCAGACCGATGCTAGATTTTCACTAAAGATTACTCTGCAGTGCAAAACTCCATAACTTTTTAGCGATTCCTTTTAGTTTTGTCTCACGTAAGCCGCTTTATTGTCTCATCATTCCCGCGCGGTTATACCTAGCTTGATTGGCTTGGGGAATGTCCCTCTATTGATCCAAAGCCAGAGAGTAGACCTTTTCATGCCCGTTTGTTTTAGGACATCTGAGAAACGCTTAAGCGAAATCTCGCTTTTGTTTTGAGTTTGTTCTGTTGTGAAATTCATTTATGAATCTCCATTCAAAAATTGAAACCATGCAAAACACCGAAAAGGTGAATGCGTTGTTTGTCGGATTTTTGACGGATTTCAGAGTGTCTAAACTTCTGCGGCTGTCAATGCCTCAAGGGATTCTTTAACGCCAATCCAAAGGCCACCCCTTTGCTCGTGGGGTCAACGGAAATGGATTCTTTTAAGTCAATCCAAAGACTATTCTCTAATGTAGTCTATTTTCATTTTGCCAACCAAGAGGGAAATAAACAATTAATGTTTTTCGTTATCAATTGCTAATAAAGTATCCAACCAATTCGCCCACTCGGTCATTAAGCGCCGTCTCTCTGGCATATGCGTAGTACGGTCGTATGCGTCACGCAATGCACCTGCTT